TATTATCTCCTTCCGTCTGGTTGAGCATCCATTCTAAAACTACCATAACGCCAAGTTTCACCTGCAGCATCGTTTTCTATTTTTAATGATAATAATCTTCCTCTCGCTCTAGTATCTACTTTATCAGTAGTGCTTGTTATTGTAAAGGGTCCGAGAGGTGAACCCGATTGAATGTCTGATGGATAATCAGATATAAATAAAGTTACTTTAGAATTACCTATTAAAAATTTATAGTCTGGCATAAATCTTCTCATTGACATAAATAATTCACCATCATCAATATCAAAATCTCCTGATCTTATAAATGCATCAATAGAAGTTGTACCTGAACTATTGACCTGATCTGTTCCTATTTCGTGAGCATAATAAATAGATGCTCCGTACTTGTTAGTAATTCCAGAAATCTCTGAGAATACTGGAGTTGTTGTTGCATTGTATTCTGTTGCGTATGGTAAAGTAAACACACCTTGATCTTGATAAGTCGTTCTTGCTAAAGAAGAAGTAGTCCAACAGTTTTCTTGAAAGTTATACGTCACACATCTGTCGATTTGTTCTGATCCTGATTTAGGGTAAAACCAGTTTACCTCTGTGTATAAACTATTTGGAGCAGAATAAATTGTGTCAGCTGAATTGTAATTAATTCCTAAATTTCCGTTTTGAGTGGTAAACACAAAATCTTCAACTAAACATGGAAGAGCTTTTACTGTACCATCGTATGCAAAAAATCCACCTTCAGCAGACATCCAATAAACAGCGCCATTTACATAGCTTGCTGCATGTTGAGAAATACATCCACAGTTAGTTCCAACCTGTCTTACACTAAATGTAAAAGGGGGGCCAACAAATTGAATTACATAAGCTGCAAGATCAGTTAATACAAATACGTAATCTTTACCTTGAAGAGCTGCTGTAATTTTATTTCCAGTATCTAATCTAAAAGTTCCTGCGGTATTAGTTGCTGTAGGTAAATAATTATTTAAATTTTCTTGATCAGAAAATCTTACAAACATCGGGTCTTGCGTAGCAGGAGATCCAATAGTTGTTTCTGTTCCAAAATGAAATAGATGTCTGTCTCTGTCGGACACTAAAGTAAATCTACTAGCAGTTGGATTGTTTGTAGTTTCAAATCCACTTGTGGATATGGAAGCTCTAATTGTTCTTGGATTAGATGCTCCCGCATCCCATGTAAAAGTTTTACCGTTAAATATAGTTGCAACTAATACTTCACCAAAATTATCTAATGACCAGTTACCTGGATCTAATATTACATTACTAGTTCCTCGTTCAGTACCCCATGTAGAGTCCCCCCAAAGATACGTTCCCCATCCATATCCTTTTGTTTGAAAGGTTGGTCCTATTTCAATATAGGGATTAATAGTTGCAGCGCCGGTTGCAGTTGTATCTGCAGAGGCATTAGTTCTCATTACAATATTAAAACTATTTGCATTATTAACTTGTACTATTTCAAAGGCCCCTGTTGTAAAATCTGCATCTACATAACCTGATCCTGGAGGAGCAGTTACACTAGTAAAAGTAATATATCTTCCAACAGCTAAATTGTGAGTTGTTTTATTTACTGTTACAGAAGTTGAAGATGCGTTCGTATCAAAAGTTGCTCCAGTGATAGCAGTATCTAAAGGAGTAATGTCATAAAAACTTTCTGCATAATATAAAAATAAACCTTGAGACGTTCCAATGACCGTATATTTCTCTCCTTTTAAACTAGTAAAGGCTAATTGAGCTCTTGCTACTCCAGGTAATGTCTCATTAGAAACAGTTAATTGTTCCCATCCACCTATTTTTTCAGGTGCTGTATATCTAAAACGTACAAAATCTCCATCTACCCATTGTCCAGGAAGAGCGGAAGGTACGCTTTGTTTATTAAAACCAGGTGCAAAATCTACTTTTTTTAAGGCCATAATCCTTAATATATAGGGTTTTTATTATTTTGGTAGTATTATATTCTAACCTAAGTCGAATACCAACTATTAAAGATAAAATTTACTATAATCTTTAGTAAACCAATTGGCCATAACCCCTCTTTTTCCTTTAGTAATTTTAGTTACTCTGTGGGGAATATTACTTCTAAACATTAAAGCATAACCTTTTTTAGGTGTTATCTCTTTTTCTCCTACTATAATTTTACCACCTTCGAAATCATCATTTAAATAAACAAAAGTAGAAATATATCTAGGCCAAAATAATTTATTATGAATTTTTACCTTCTCTCTATATTCTATAAGATCATCATCAACATGTTCACTCAAACTTTTTCCTTCGTTCCATAAAACAAGATCACTATAATGAGGATATAATTCTGCACCATATCTTAATGTAGCTGATATACTTAATTTTATACAACTATCTCTCACCAATTTTTTGGTGTCATAATTTTTAATATTTTGATAAAGAATTGAGTTATTTTCTTGCCAAGGATAGGTAGTATCTTTTTTATAAGTTTGACTAGTATATTGTTTTAAATAATTAAAAATTAAATTACAATTTTCATCTTCTAAAAATTTATTATAATACATTTTTTTTTATTTCTATATTCCAATCTAATTTAATAATTAGATCATTTAAAAAAATTTTAATTAATTTATTTTTTTTAATATAATCATGTAATTCTTTTGTGTCTACAATAATCCATTTATTTTCTTTTTCAAAAACTATTTTATTTGATTTTGTTAAAGTGCTTCCTTTTTTACCTGACTCATTATTATAATTTTGTAAGGGTCTAATATCAAATTTTAATTTTTCATTTAATCTATTTTTCAATATACCTTCAACATCCCACAATTCTTTTTCTTTCTGTTCTTTATTTGCAAATGTAATATCTGTTAATAGTTTTAAAAAACTCATTTGTTAATAAAATTTTTCAAAAGAAATTGCTCTTTTAATTTATCATCTAAAAAGTAACAATACCAACCAGTTACAATATATTTATCTTGAGTATAGGAAATTTGTCCTTTATGTGTGTGCGTCCAATCGGCTGGCCAAATAAGAGTTAAACCTTTTTCAGCTTTGACTTTTATATCTTGATAAATAAATTCTGTTCCTCCATCAGGTACATCATTTAAATAAGTCATAAAAACTAAAAGCCTATCTGTGTTACTTAAATTGGCTCTCTCACAATGCCAAGCCTTATACCCTTCTCCTGGTTTATAATATTGAATATTATAACACTTTGACACATTAAAACGAGGCTGTCTTTTTAATTCGGGATATTCTTCAACATACAACTCTAAACATTGTTGTAGGTAATGTCGATAAATAATAACTCTAGGATCATTTTCATAAAAATCTACATTAACATCAGTAGATACTTTATCATCACTATTTATGTCTACTTCCCATAAGTTTTTTTTTTTATTATATTTTTGAACGCGTCCTTTTATTTTTTTACTTTCTTTAAAAAATTCTACTAAACCATCACAAACATATTCTGGTATATACCGACCACTCATACAATCTTTTTTATCAAAATTAAATTTCTTTAACATTTATTTAAACGAAGGTCCTGTTACCCAAGCAACTAAAGCTTCTCTTTTTCCTTTTTTAATTTTAGTAATTTTGTGTTCTACCCAACTAGGAAAAATAACAGCATGACCTTGATTTTTTTCCATTTTCATTTTTTTTTGTCCTTCAATTAAAATTAAATCTCCACCTGAATAAGTTTTAGGGTCACTTAATTGAATAGATAAACTTAATTTTCTAATAGGGGTATCGTATGCTCTGTCAATATGTTTAACAAAAAAATTATCTTTATTATAAACAGTATATTGAAAACCTTCATTCATAGCATAAATATCAAAACCAAAATATTTATCATTATAGTTAATAATAAAATCTGTTATTCTTTTAAATATCCAAAAAACTTCTTCATGTGGGTAAATCCAAGATATATCAGATTCTCTAAATTTTTTATTATAACCACTATTATTAGTATTTGATAATTGAACTTCTGCTTTTTTTCTAACATGCTTAGAACCTATATCTTTAATTTGTTCACACTCATCTTTAGTAAACAAATTACACCATGCAAAAGAATTTACTTTATCTAAATGTAAAGGCCAAACTGTAGATTCTTGTTTTTTCATTATTAAGTACGAGTTAAAGGTAAACCAATTCTATGTCTACCATCAAATGTTTTTGATTTTTTATTTTTAATATCATTATAGTGAAAAAAAACTTGAGCGTGTTTTTCGCCTGTATATTTTTCCCTCCAATGAGGACATTTTAATCCATTATATATACATAAATCTCCCGGACTAAGATTAATTTCTTTTTTTTTATTTTCAATTTCTATAAATAAAGGCCATTTATAATTATTCTCTGAACCTATAAATAATGTTATAGATATTTCTGATCTAAGGTCTTTATGTTTTATTAATTCTGAACCTTTAAAATACATTCTCCAATATGAATAAATAGGTTCTATTTGTTTATCTATAATAGAAGATACTAACTTTTCAAATTTAACAAGCAATACTTCCATTAAAGGATCAACATAAAAAGAAGCAGCATTTTTACATTGCGTGTCATTTAATGTTCCATCAATTTCTTCTCTATAAAAAAATTTGGTTGGATTTAAAATAAAAAAATGAAGATTATCCGACTTTAACTTACAATAATTATAAATAATATCTAAAGTTTGTTTATTAAAAACATTTTTTACAACAACATAATTTTTATTATTCCATTCTTTTTTTAAATTTTTTATGTTCATCAAAAATAATAAACAAAAGTTACTTCTGTAACTTTTTATTTAATTTTTATGTATAATTTTTATATTTAATTTATTAGATATAGTATTACTTGTTTAATAATAAGTAAATACCTATAACGTATATTTAGGATCTAAAACCCACCCTGCTGTTTTAGGATTATTAGTATCTGTTTCATAAGCTATTTCGTCCCACTCATATTTATTATTATCAGAAGGCATGTCAATCGGAGATTTCCATGTATAAGTTTCTGTATCTAAAATCCATGAGTTAAATGGTTTTGGTGGTATAAAAGCATTTGAATCTTCATCCCAAGTATACCCTTTTCCTGCATAATTATATCTAAAAGCTTTAGATTGATCTGGGCCTTCTGATAAGATACCATTTTCATCTTGAACATAGTATATTCCTGCTTTAGTATTATAAGAAGTCTGTTTCCAATTAGTATCTTGTCCATGTAGTGATCTTAAAAAATTAATACCTTTTTGTTCTGACTCTAATCCATTTTCAATAATTACATTATTGTTTACAACATTAACACATTCAACAATGTTGTTTGAATTTATTTTTGCAAAATGTGCCATTACGCTGTGTAACTCCCTGAACCTGTAAATGTTAATATTGTATCTGAACCACTTGTTGTGACTGAGGGTGAACCTGTTGTTGTGCCTGAGTAGTCAGCAGTCTCCATACGAAGGATAACTATACCAGAACCGCCAGTACCACCACTACCTTGACCAGATCCTCCTCCAGATCCTGTATTGTTAGATCCTGGATTTCCTGGTGCTCCAATATTATTTCCTCCATTTCCGCCACCGCCGGAACCACCACTTCCACCTTGTCCACATTCAGATCCGCCAGCTCCTCCGCCAGCTCTTGTAACAGCTGACGCTGTAATGGATGATGATAAACCAGCACCGCCGTTAGTGCTATTTCCTGATGCTCCAGCTCCTCCGCCACCTCCAGCGTTATAGCACGGAGCACAACCAAAATTTGTAGTTGATGTACCATTAGTTCCTTGTCCTGGAGTTCCTGCTCCACCTAAGCCACCACAGTATTGTCCACCACCACCAGATCCTCCAGAAGTTCCAAGCTTTCCTCCACCAAGAGAAGTTATAGAGCCAAATACAGAGTTATCACCTGACGCAGCAGGGTTAGCCGAACCTCCACCACCAACAGTAATAGTGTAGCTAGTTCCAACTTCAACTTCTAATGGAGTTTCTGTTGAAGAACTACCTCCAGATGTTTCAGAAGCATAAGAGTTTCTATAACCTCCTGCACCTCCTCCAGCTCCATCATTTGTAGAACCTGCGCCACCTGCAATGACTAGATATTGAATATTATATGTTGCAGCTCCACCACGACCATAGCCACCTTTTGAAGCAGCTCCGAAACTTCCTAATATTGGCATCTTCTTTCTCCTCCTAATTTATTATGCAAACAGTGTTTGAGCCGCTAACGCTGTAAACGTAGCATCACCAGTTTTAATAATTGTATATGTATAAACATCAATTGAACTTGCATTTCCACCTGTTGGTGCTGCTCCACCTTGCCATTCTGGTGTAACACCAGATCCATCAATTTGTACAGCCGAGTTGTAATAAGCCGATCCACCTTGTGGAACTAAATGAGCAATAGTGATTGATTCACC